ATTAACATTACTGCCACCATTTTTAATATCTATATCAAAACCAGTTCCAGAAATATTAGATAAGAAAAATTCATCTCCAGCCGTCATATTTTCAATGGTTATTCCTATTGTTGGTAAGGCAGAGCCAGCAGCAACACTAGTTCCACTCTGTCCAGTAAAAAAAGAATTAGTAAAGGTCACAGATTTAGTTGAAGTTGTAGAAGCTATCGCAGTATTTACAGTTTCAACTCTTCTATCAAGCTCTGCTGAATACCCTAATTGATCTATTTCGATACTTTGTGCAGGGTCATCAGTATCTAATTCGCATCTAAATTTAAATCCTCTTGCAATAAATGTTCCATTTGCAAATGTATTAAATTTAGAAAATTCTGAACTAATAGTGACGTTTCCGCTTGTAGTCTGACTAACTGCTGCTGTAACTGTAAAATTATTAGTTGTTTTAGTTTGGATTTCATAATTACCACTAACTCCATTACCCGAAGTAAATGTAAGAACTACAAAACCACCTATTGATAATCCATGACTACTTTTAGTTACAGTTATAGTTGTTCCAGATTGAGAATACACTCCATTAACAGTTGCATCTGGGTCAGAATCAGTAGTCGCAACTAATAATTTAGCATTAACATCAAAGGCAGTAGCACCATCAAAATCTGTCCAAGTATCAATATTTCCTGATCTTTTATCAATTAGGTCATTAGGATAAAAACCTTGTGTAACAAAATGACGTTTTAATCTAAGTGGTTGTTTACTGCCTAAATCCAAAGTATTTGCAAACTCATAAGAACCACCAGTAATATCAACCGCACCAAGAAAATCAAAATCTGCAATGGCATCAAAGTCTGACTCAGAATCTAATGTTGTTAATGATCCAAGAACAAGACCATTTACATCATCAGAAAAAAAACAGTCTACTTTTGTACCAGCAAAAGGAGTTGGCGAGTCAAGATCTTCTCGGTCAACAATAACAGCTAGTTTTGGTTGAGGATCAGGAGTTGTCACAACAACAGAAGTTTCTCCAGAGCTTAATCTGCCACCATCATCTCTAAATTTAAGAATATACTCTCCATCAACTGCTGGCACTAATGTCTCAGATACGTTTCCTGGTAAAGCAGGAATAATATCAACAGAATTAGTAAATGTACCAGTACCATCTGTTAAGTTACTATGCCGAACAACTACGTTTCCACCATGAGTAACATCAATATCTGTAGCTTTATCAAAACGTAATCTTATAAACTGATCTGAAACTGGTTCGACTAATAATCCTGTTACATCCTGTGGTACAGCAGTTTTACCCAAAGCTTCAAACTGAATACTTGTAGAAGTAGCTGATAACTGATCTAATACGTTATAAGAAAAAACTTGAATATCATAAGTACCCTTTCTACTGTTCATTATTTCAAAATCAGGTCTTGATACTTTTTCACTTATAAAGTTGTCATTACCAAATCTGTAGTTAACTTGATACTGCGTTACACCGACAATAGGTTGCCAGCTAATAACAATCTTTGATACAGCTTGGTTGTTGATAGGAAATATCTGTTCGCTAGCAGCAAGCCCACCTGGAGGATCTTTTAATTCAGTAAGATTTGATATATTACGAGTAGGTAATGCTGTGCCATCTTCAATAAATGCATATTTCCCTTCAACATAGGATAAAGCTGTAATTGCATAATTAATTCCATCTTGTTCTTCTACTGTTATTACTCTAAATAACTGAGAATCTACAGATGTGTTAGATAATATCCATGCAGTATTTACATTTGGTGTCTGTGAAAATGCTTCAGAAACAGTAATCGTTCCACCTGAGATAGATGAGACAGATTTACTTTCAAAACTTCCATCAGGCAATATTAAACCCAAGGTTGGACTTCCATCTGTAGGAAGATCCGTTGCATTGGTATCATCAACAGTAACAACAGTTGTAGAAGTAACTGCTTTTAATCTTCCACCTCTTCTTACCCCTGCTCTTACTGGATCTTGCACTTCAATAATCGCACCAGGTCTTACAACAGCACCAGAATCTATTGAGGTTGAAAATGCAACCACTTCAGACTCATTATTTTCGCCAAAAAGTATTGCACGACCCAATCTTCGAGCTTGATTACGAGAAGTACACGCAAATGCTTTTACCTGCTTAATAACAGTTCCTATTTTGGATTTTAAGGTGGCATCTTCAACAACTTCAAAGTCAACTTCCTGACTATCCATGTTGAAATAAGAAACAGATACAACACTATGTCTAGTTTTTAAACTACTGCCAGAATAATTAAAACCATCTGCTGATATATTTGATAAATTAAACAAATAACTAGGATCTGTTGGTTTATCTTGCGTAATAGTTATTGTTCCAGCAGACCATATTGGCATACATCTCATCACACCTGATAAATCATTTATCAGTTCAAATGCCTCTTTAGGACTTTGAATATTTACGTTACAACTAAATCTTGCTTCCTGTCCTCCAGCACCATCATCTACAAGAGTATTAGCAAATTTACTGGCATTTACAAAACTAAATAAATCAAGAGTGCTATCTGTTATGTGATCTCCAAATCCATATCTACTATTTGTAAGAAGATCAAGCAACACCATTGCAGGACATGAAGTCCATGTAGCTGCTCCCATAACTCCATTAAAAATATAACCATCGGGATAAACAATTCGACCAGTTGTACTATCAACAGTAGGAGTACCAGAACTGGATGCGCCTGCTCCTGGAATCCTAACCTTAATACCTCTGATTCTAAATTTACGAGCAGGAATAGAACTAAACTGCATTGAATCTAGTCTTATTGAACTATAAGCACTATTTAAATAAGTTGAAGCATCATCAATGATTTCTCCAATACTTGACCATTGAAAACTATCTCTTAAATTAGTATCCGTACTATCTGCTGTAACTCTGCTGACTCTAATATCAACAGGAAAAGAACCAGTGATCGCTACACGATAATCTTTTTGGTACGCATCTCCACTTCTACCTTTAATAGTGTCAGTAATAACATCAGTAAAACCACCAGAGTTATATTGAACAGCTATTTTTAACTGAACTTCCGCACCTAACAAATCTCCAGCATCCGTAGCCCTTTGAAGTTGAGGAAAAGTAACAGATACTCTTACAGCGTCAACATTAGTATTTGTTATCTGACGAGTGACAGGAGTGCTATTAGTGACTTCTACACCAACACCTGTTGTCGATACACTACTTTCAATTCCAGGTATTTTAGTCTGACTACCAGTACCAAAACGAGGAGTAAACTTTACATCTTGAAAGTTGAAGTCTGTAGTTTGAGGATTTGTAGAATCCGCTGAAGCTCTTAATACTGGAGTGTCATTCAGAAAAACATCTTTTAATGCAGCGTTATTATACGCAGTTGTACCTTTTGTTCTGCCTTCTTTTGAAGCTGTTGCAAAACCTTCTATCTCTCCTTCTGAAACAAGGTCAAGAAAAGTTGCAAACTGTCTACTGTGAAGAGTATCAGGTTCTCTAGTCGGTTGCGGAGGAGAAGGAGGTGGATCATTACCTTTTGCACCTCGAATAAGATGTTTCTTTTCAATCATGCTTGTACCTGTTCAGTATCAATACCACCACTTATTACAACACTACCAGTAAATATCTCTCCGTAAACTAAAGGAACAGGAGTTCCTGCTCTTCCTGTCTGTTGCGTTCCACCAAAACTGAATGACAATCTAGGATCTTCTTCTGATTCAAATTTAGGAGGTTTAGGTAAAGGAAACAATAATTCAGATACACCTTGTAAAGCTAAAGAAGCACCTACATAAACTAAACTTTTTGCTAAAAAACCTGCATTTGCAAAACCAAAACCTGTGCTTATACCTTGTGATAATTGTAAACCTTGTGGAACAAAAAATGCTAAACCAATCAATGCTGCTCCTAATAATATTTTCCCAACACCTCTACCAGCACCAGTAATCACAGGAATAAAATGTATATCCTCTTTACCAATAGGATGAGATAACTCTGATTCGTCTACTGCATAATTACCAACTTTCACTTGGTAATACTTTGGACTCATATATTTCTCTATACCTTCAAAGTTATTTATCAAAAAACTAACGGCACTTGCTAAAGTATCTGCTTTTACTTCAAACTCTTTATGTCCTACAAACTTTGCAAGTTCTCCATATAATTTTATTTTACGAAGCATAACGATACCTCTTTCCTGTGCATTTTAATAACCATGGAGAGTATGGCTCTCTACAAGATAGTCTATCGGTTAAATGATGTAATACTTCATCTCCCAGAAAAATAGCTACATGATTTAAAGTTGAATCTAAAATACTCATCAATAAAACATCTCCAGCTTGTAGTTTTTCATCTGGTCTTAATTCTCTAAATCCTGTTCGCCAAGCATAACTTTCAAACAATGGATCTTTCATAAACTCTTCTGGAGTTATAGGTCTTTCATAATCTTTCAACTGTATTCCTTTTTCTTGCTTGTAATAATCACGGACTAGTGACCAGCAATCTGTTATCCCCCAGACCCATTGACGACCCAATAAAGGTGCTTCATATCCCTGTGGCTCGTAATATCCCCATTGTTTTGTTTTTGGATTTACTATGTGCCAGGGAAGTTTACTTTGTTCGCAAGCAACTTTGTCAGCCTGACTAGCAGCAGGTGGTGTTGTTGGATGACTATGAACAACAGCAACAATATCTCCTAAATTATCTGCTTTTACATAATCTTCTGGATCAAGAATAAAACATTGATGTGCTGTCATAGATAAATTACGACAGGGATAATATCTTTCTTTTCCTCGAATATTCAGCAAAAGACCAACAGATTCTTTCGGATCTTCAATTTCTGCATGATTAAGTGCAGCTTCTTTCCAATTCATGCTTGTATAGTGCCAATAGAAGGAAATTCGGCTCTAGTGCATTGTCTTTGTGGAGCACGAATACCAGCAAGATCAAATACAGCAGCCAATTCAAATTGAACTACATCTCTGTTTTCTGCTGATTTTCTATCAACTTTGTATATTTCCTGCGGAAACTCTGCTGTGCTATCTGGTGTGCCATAAGGATTTATGTCTCCAGGAAAATTAACAGCATCTAAAAATCTTGCAAGAGTTCTAATCCTAGTAACAGTTGCACCTGTTAAGTCATTACCAGTGGTTGTGGCATTAACGTCAATTAAAATAGCACTTATTGTTCCCAGTGCATTGCTGACTGTTAGTGTAGGGCGAGGAAGTTGTCCTTTAGTAAAGGCAAATCCTTCGGCTTCTATTGGAAATCTTTGATATGTGTTCCCTGCCCAAACTATTTCTCCGTTATCTTTTAGAGATGAACCAGCATGGAATCTGTAAACTGTGCTCGATCCATGTAAACTACTGTCTAAAGTAAGAGTAAATAATTCAATTATTGCTGATGGGTTTATATTTTGAAGATTGCTAACGATAGCAGAACTGCTCATGGTTCAAAGACCTCTCTAAATGTTGTTTGGATCGTGGCTCTATTGTTATATGGTATAGATTTTGTCCAGTTTTCGCAAACATATTGACCAGCACCAGATAAAGTGATCGAAACATTACCACTATTAGTAGCACTGGCAGCAGCAGTAACAGTAAAAACATTTGAATCCGTTACTGAAGCAACAAGAAATGTACCATCAGTTGCAGATCCAGAAGTGTAATCAATAGTAAGTTCATCTCCTACAGCTACACCATGACTTGTGATTGTGATTGTTACTGTAGTGCCTGATTGAGAGTAAGTTCCTGTCTTTGTAAACCCTTCTCCTGGTGGGGTAAAAGTAAAGCTGGCACTGTCATTTGCTCTGCTGTCTAAGAATCCTTCTATGGTGTCTGCATCTGTTTCCGATACTTCAAAAGTAAAATTATAAATTTTTGGATTCTGGTGTGCAGCAAGTCCAAATAATATTCTGTGCTCATAGCCGTCAGCGAAACGAATTGTTCTAGTTAGTGGTGCGGATCTTTTCTGCTGTCCGTATGTTGGTGTGATTGAAGGGAAGGTAGCCATTATGCAAGTAAACCTCCAGGTCTTTTCTGCTTGATTAATTCTGATTGTACCGCTACTGATATAGCTTTACCTAACTCTCTGCCTTCTTGTTCATCTCCTTCTACATTAGATCCAGTGGCATCTACATTTACAACAATACTTGTAGATCCACCGAGAGCATGGTTTGGTGTAATCATTCCAGAAACTCCAGGTGTAAATAGTTCTGGTCCACGTTCTCCTACAAGATACTGACTTCCTCCTTTTACTGAACCTCCTCCTGCTCTTACTCCCACTGTTAAATCAGTATGTTGACTCAAAGGATTTCCTAGTGGGCCTAATGGTGCTCCTCCAAATGGACCTTTGTTGAATAAAGAACCTAGTCCACCAAATATAGAACCAAATAATCCTCCACCACCTAGCGTTCCCTGTGGATTGCCGAATAAAGCTAGATTAAATGCTGTATCTATAAGTTTGTTCAATACGTTATTTAATAGATCGTTTAGTGTTGACGTTCCACGGATCATTCCCTGTATTCCCTGTGATATGTCAGTTGCTATTGACTGCCCTAAATCTTTAAACGATTGTCTTATTTTTTCTGCTAGTTCTGCTTGTTTTTCTAAATCTTTATTTAGTTTCATAGTATCTTCAACTCTCTTTTTATCTATCTCATTTATCTTTGCTCCTGCGTCTACCATCTCTTGTATTTTTTCTTCTACTTCTTGAGCTAACTGTACTTCTTCAAAGTTCCCATTTATTTTTGCTCTCAATAAATCATTCTGTTGTCTTACCTTTTTAAGTTTAGAATCCTCTATCATTCTTATATTTTTAGCTGTTATTTCTATTTTTCCTAATTCAGCTAACTCTTCCTTTCTGGATTCTATCTGTGCTTTTAATCTATTACGTTTTGCTCTATTTTGTTTAGTAGACGCTATTCCTGCTAGTTCTTCCTGTAGTCCTAATAAAGTTGCATCTGTAGCTCCACCGCCAGCAGCAATTTGCTCTGCTCTCTGTTGTGTTTTTATTGGTCCAGCGAAAGGAGTCGCAAGTAATTCAAAGAGTGGAGCTAAAGCAGCTTGCATTTTTGTCATTGCCAACGTAAATGCGTTAGCCAGTAATTGACTTGTTTCTCCAAACTTCTTCAAGTTTTCTACTCCATCAACTCCAATAGCTTTGTTCATGCTCTTAGTTACAGCAGCTAACGCAGCTTGTTTTCCCTGTGTTTCTTCGATTAGTTTTAATCTTCTTTCTTCTTCTGTTCCAGCTATGCCTAATGATGCGGTAAGTGCTTGGATATTTGGAGTTATGGAGTTAAATGCCTGTCCTAATTGTGATACGGCAGCTATTGTGTTTTGTAATTGTTGGACTATTGCTGTAGCTGCAATACCTCCTGCAAAACCGCCCATTTGCCCAAACATTCCGCCAATACCACCGCCTAAACCACCAGCAAGAGCACCTATTGGACCTTGACCAAATAACAGAGGAAAACCACCACTTATTAGAGCACTTCCAAAATCAAAACCTCTGGTGGGCGAAGGTAATCTAAATCTTGGTATGCTTCTGCTAAATCCACCAGCTTGCCCTGTTGCTTTAACTCTTTGGTCTAACATCTGAGCACTAGGCAGAGCTAACATACTTCCACCTGGTCCTCTGGTATTTATCAGACTATCCTGGAATTTGCCTACACTTATTCCTAATCGACCAAACTCGTTAGCCAGTTTGTTTATATTAGATACTTGTCGTTGGATAAATTTATCTTCTTTAACTCTTTCAGCATTTTGCTTGGCAAGCAGTCTTAGTTTGCTTTGCTCAAACTTTATTCCCATTCTTATCTGTCTGTTTATTCTATCAATACTTCCAAACTCTTTTCTGTTTCGGGCATCAACCAGTTCGCCCATCTTTGCTCTTAACTTAGCGGTTTTAACTCCCTGAGATTCTAGTTCCCTCAGTTTTACCTCAAAACCTAATCTTTTTTCTGATTGTGCAAGTATTGTATTTATATTCATCGGAGCCTGTCCTGCTCCAATGTTTACTCTTGAGGGGTCAAATGATGCTTTTTTTGCTGTATTTGCTGTGTCTTGGTTTTTCTTCAGTAAAACTTGAGCCTTTTTTATTCTTTTATCGGCTAAAAGTAAATTTTTCTTAGCTAGGTCAAAATCTTCCTGACTTGCAGCCACATTTGCTGCTCTTATCTTTTTCTCTACTTTTTTTATATTTACTCCTTTCTGTTCTAAAGGAAGAGCTTTCAGAGTAAGACCTAATCCTCTATTTTTTATAGTAAGCTGTTGGTTCTCTATTTTTAATAATTGCTCTTCTGCACTTAATTCTTTTTTCGCTGCTCCACCTTTTTTTGCAGTTAAGCCATCTATACCTTTCTTTAAATTTCTAAGATTAGCCTCTGCCTTTTTAGTATCTAAACTTATATTTACGCTATATTCAGATGCCACTGGTTTCTGCAGAATACACGGATATTAAAAGTTTAGCGTACTTTGCGAACTTGGGCTTGTCTTTTTGCTTTTTCGTAGGCTTCTTCTTCTCGTTCAGCTTTAATTGTAAAGTAAGCGTTCCATCCGTATAGTTCTTGGACAGACACTCTTTCTCTTAATTCTTTAAATGT